ATGACAGGGGGCGGTGCTTTTTTGCGAGCCCTCCCCCCGGTTGACGAAATTTCAAAATGAAATCAGATTTCAATCTCCCTGGTCACCTTACGGTATACCCCGGTCAAATTCATTTCAATAATTTCGTCGATCGCTTGATCGTTCGCTAAGTTGTCATCAAAAACTGAAAGATCTGATGACGTCCTAGCCACCCTACCTAGGTAGGCAGAGGTATGGTACCCGTGTTGGATGTCCCAGAGGTACCATTTATCGAACTCATCAAAGGGGTCATAAGGATTGTCAGTTGTTGTCAACCTACTTACCAGCATGGTGTGTGCTCTCTCCTTTCTGATGAGTTCATTCGTTGATCGCACGACGAACAGTGGACGTGGACACGCCGAGTGCCTCTGCTATCTCAGCAGTAGTCGCACCGTTCCTTGACATAGCCTCAGCTCGCGCAGCCTGAGAGTCTGTCAGTCCTCGTTGAGTTCGAGGTGTAGCCAGCTGCCTGATGTACTCGATGTCGGCGTTGGCTACGATCTGTTCGAGGAAGTGGTTTGAGACAGCACCCTTCTGGATTGCTTCCCACTCTCGAGCAGTTGGTGTTACCCGACTACCAGCCTTGTCCGCACCAAGTCTGTGTCGAGCAGTCTTCAACGCCATCGATTCAAGCTTTGCAATCTCATCATCGTCGATGTCTGGATTAGAGGCCCGCTTGGCATCCACCACACCCTTAGCAACCGCCTGAGCCTGGCGCTCTAGGGGCTTGTTCTTAAGGGCGGTATTAAGTTTAGCCCGTAGGGATGAAACCTCAGGGGCGTACTCTTTAGCAGCACGGGGGTTCTTCACCAGAGATGGCTGACGAATAGATTGCAGTCTAGCTTTATTAGCCATGGCCTTTAGCTTATTAGCATGGTCGGCATATAAAGCTTCCATATCAGTACCAGAAGATAATGAGTGGGCGTTCTTAACCGTACTCATTTTATTTGTCTTGGTCTGATAATAAACCTTCTTGGTGGTTCCATTCTTAAGGGTCTTGGTATAATACCTACCAGTCTCCTTATAAATGAGCTCACCAGTCTTGGGATCTATATGACCCCCTTCAGAAGCCCGGCGTAGTTTACGTTCAGGAACATAGGCCTTAGACTTAGCCAGAGAAATAAGAGTGGAAGCGCCGCCTCCGTTCTGGTACTTCTTCTTTAGTTGAGAAATACCATTGTCTTTCTCCGACTGAACGTAATTCAGTCCGTGCTTCTCGGCATCGATTACTACCATGGAGTGGCGAACCGCTCGGGCAATCTCCGAAGGCTTAGCATCGTGGAGGGTCATGTCAGTAATCAGATTACTAATCTTACCCATCTCGGTCTGCGTATTGGTCATACGCTTCATACCCGGAACCGCAGGATATGCAGTCTTGGGATCGAAACCTTTAAGACCACGAAGAGTTGGGGTGGTCTTAACTTTGGTTGTTCCACCGAGAGGAATGACTACTGCGTTATCTCCGTCGAAGTCTGCCCCCGACAAACGCTCAGCAACCGAAGGATGAATACCTACAGCATCCTTAGCCTTAGGTGTGATGAGCCGCTGGCCATCCTTGAATTTGTTGTTGACAACCAACTCGGGGATCTCGAAAGTGCCACCATGCGGATATCGAACCAGCGCCACTCGCTCCCCGTGTTTGAAGTTGGGGGCATAGATCTCGTTAGGCTTAATATTCTTAAGCGGAAGGAGAACCTGAGCAGCCTGACGCGGAAGAGCGGCAGCTTTCAAATGCACGGAAGCGGAATCGACAGTCTCTGCAAACTTCTCAAGAAGCTTTCGCTTGATGACGGGGTTCGTAAGAGACAGAATCTCTTGCAAATCGTCTTCATACTTCTTACGAGTGATGCCGAGCTGGCGCTTAGCCATGTCGAGACTCTGTTTTGAGAGAAACTGGGAAGCCAGAGACTTACTCCAAGAGTCCCAAGAACCTTCATCGTTAACGAGGTTAAGCGGCGACAGATGCTTCTTTCCATCTTTACCCGTATACTCCATCTGACGACGAATAGTCGCACCAAACGGATTATCGGGGTCGGATTTAAGAGGTTTGAGAGCGTCGAGCTTATTTCCGGTGTTCTTCTTATTAGTATTGAATCGAACATCAACACCTTTAGGAAGATCGTCGGAATACATAGCCATACCCTTTAGATAATGGCTACCATCCACAGCAACACGGACCTGAGCATAGCTGCTACGACCCAGATCAAGGTCAGGAACACCGCGGCGGAGCTCAATAACACCATCCATGTCGCTACCACCGTCCGGACCGTACTTAACCTCGAGCCGTTTCGAGTCGAGGTTAGTAGGCTTGCGAATACCAGTAGTGATATCCCCATCATTGACGACAACGCCAGGAGTACGAATCTTGTCAAGGTTCTTCACCACCTCGGATTTAGGTACTCCGGGAGGAGTTAGGACACGGATGTTGGTGTATCGATCAGTACCCGCCTGCTTCAAATATACATCGTGAGTCTCGTAGCCCTCTTCCTTGAGCATCTCGACGGCAGCTTTAAGCTGTTCGTTAGACACACCAAGGTTAAGCTCAACGCCGGTACCGAAGTCGATATACTTTCGGTTATCGGCATCCTCGCGAAGAATATCGGCGGCCTTAGAGATCTTGTCCTTGCGAGCAAGAGCGTCAGGCTTAAGGAGTTCTCGAACAGAGCTCTCGTTGAGCCCCATCTCGCGACCGATGGCAGATGTGGATAAACCCTTCTGCTTCAGCTCCAGAGCGCGGTGAACCTTGTCGGCCTTGAGTTCGGCGTTGGCATTCGTAATATGTGCTCGAAGCTGAGTCGTGGTAAGCCCCATCGCCTTAGCGATTTGAGCCTGACTCATCCCCTGCTTACGAAGCGCCTCAACCTGCCCCTTGAAGCCGTGGGCGGACTGATATGGCTCCTTACCTGAGCCCCAAGGATATCGCCCAGACCTACGAGGCATGCCGTAGTGGGCCAGGTAGTCGTCATGCTCATCTTCTGAGAATATCACGATTCCTCCTTAGCCTTCTCTATCAGCTTATCGAAATGTACGATCCGGGACATGATGTGCGAGATGTCGTCCATCTCCGGAATATAGATCTGGACATCGTCATTCTGGTAGATACGAAGCTCATAGTCCAGAGACGCGGGCTTCTCACCATACTCGAGGCAGAACAACGCAGCGTAGACCATCAGCTGATCCATCTTGACTCGACCGCTTCCTGTCTTCAGGTCATGAATTCTCAGGAAGCCTTTACGGTCATCGAAGGAAATAGCATCTGCGGTACCGAACGCGTTGATCGAATAAAAGAGAACCACTTCGGGATCCATCTTGAATCCGATGGCATCATTCACATATGCGTTAAAGGTCGCCTTGTTCCGAGGCATCCTCATTCGGAGTCGAATATGCTCCGCAGCGAGCGCATGCAAACGCGTACCATGCGCAGCGGCTTGCGCAGTCGCAAATGTACTCAGAAGCTTCTCGTCGTCGTAGTTCAACCATGAATACTTGGACGCACTAAGGAATGCGTGCGCTCCCTCCAGGGTTAAGTGTTTGTTCCAGTTCATGAAGAACGTGCTCCTTGTTCTCCGGGAATATGAACGCGCCGAATGATACGGCGTTCGCTTTCTCGATGTAGTAGTCTTGATTGGGCTGGTGTGGTTCACTAGCCGACTTCTTGACTTCAAGAAAGGCCCAACGGTTTTGGTACAGAACCGTGAGATCGGGTATGCCTTGAATATGGTTCGGATCGTTCTTCAGAACCAGGCATCCCGGAAGTCGCTGTTTGATCTCTCGAATCAAACCTTTTTGGAATATGCTCTCTCGAGCCATTCGCGATGTCCTTTCGCATAAGACTTATATAGAAGGAGCAGAGGGTCACTAAACACGGACCATCCCCATAATCTCTACCCTGATACCGAGAGGCCGAAAGGACACGAAAGCCTTAGACGCCATGGTAGCAAATGGCGCACGGTAAAAAGGGCGGTTTAGCCCCATTCTGCTCCTTCTATTCATTATATGCGAAGTTTCTCACAAGGGGGCAGTGATGTATTTGTACCATTGTACCAAAAAATCTCGTACTTCTTTTTTATTTCTTTCATTTTTACTTTTTAACCATTAATAGAGAAAAA